AAACAAAGAGAAGTATTTGACGACCCACACAGATTTAGAATTGTAGCTGCAGGTCGAAGGTTTGGTAAATCTAGATTAGCAGCTTGGTTGCTTCTGATTGAAGCACTAAAAAGTGAAACTAAAGATGTGTTTTATGTAGCACCTACATTCCAGCAAGCAAAAGATATTATGTGGGGTGTACTAAAAGAATTAGGTAGAGATGTAATACAGTCTGCACATGAGAATACATCTGTACTAACTTTAGTTAATGGTCGTAAGATATATCTTAAAGGAGCAGATAGACCAGATACACTTCGTGGTGTAGGTCTACACTTCTTGGTTATTGATGAATATGCAGATATTAAACCTAATGTATGGGAGCAGATTCTAAGACCGGCACTAGCAGACGTACAGGGTAAGGCACTCTTTATAGGAACTCCTAAAGGTCGTAACCACTTTTATGAGCTATACAAGTATGCAGAAGACGGGAAAGATGATGACTGGAAAGCTTTTCACTTCTCATCATATGATAACCCTTTAATACCAGAGTCAGAGATAGAAGCAGCTAAGACTTCTATGAGTAGTTTTGCATTTAGACAGGAATTTCTTGCAAGTTTCCAAGCAGCTTCAAGAGATATATTTAAAGAAGAATGGATACAATATGGAAATGAGGAAGATGAACCTGAAGATGGTCGTTACTACATTGCAGTCGATTTGGCTGGATTTGTGTCTGTGGATAAAGAAGCAGGTAACAAGAATAGGAAACTGGATGAGACAGCAATTGCAATCGTTAGGGTTCATCAAGAAGGATGGTGGATTAAAGAAATAAGACACGGAAGATGGGACATACAAGAAACTTGTAGAGAAATCTTCAAAGCAGTACAGAATTATATGCCTCATAAAATTGGTATTGAGAAAGGGTCATTAAAAAATGCAGCAGCTCCTTACTTAAATGATTTGATGAGAGAAAATAACATGTATTTCAGGATAGAAGACCTGAATCATGGAAATAGAAGGAAGAGTGAAAGAATTATATGGTCGTTACAAGGAATATTTGAGAACGGAAAGGTAATATTAGAGAGAGGAGCTTGGAATACTCCCTTTATTGACCAGCTAGTCAACTTTCCTAACTCTCAATTACACGACGATTTGGTAGATGCTTTAGCATATATACAGCAAATTGCACAAGTTGACGTATATTTTGAAGATGTCGACGAAGAATATGAAGCCTTAGACATGGTTTCTGGTTATTAACTAAAAGGAATACACAATGGCACAGTATCAAACAAATAATAAGCTAGTTTCTTGGATACAAGGGCATCTAATGGACTGGAGAGACAGTCGAGATGAGAACTATCTAGATAGATGGAAAGAATATGAGAGATTGTGGCGAGGTGAATGGGCTTCTGAAGACAGATTAAGAGAATCAGAAAGAAGTAGGCTTGTATCTCCTATCTTACAAGAAGCTATTGAGAACCATGCATCAGAGATTGAGGAAGGTGTCTTTGGTAATGGTGATGATTTGTTTAGTATTGATGATGACCTCATGGATAAGAATGCTAAAGACATTGAGTACATGCAACAATACATGAAACAATGCTTTAAGCAGACAGGATTACGTAAAGCTGTGGGAGATGTTATCTTATTAGCGTCTATTTATGGTACAGGTATTGGAGAAGTTGTACTTCGTAAAGAAAAAGACCTTGTTCCTGCCACACAAGTAATGGAAGATGTAGATTCTGTAGCCATTGGTACAAAGTCTAAAGATAAAGTTACAGTAACACTAAACCCAATTAGTCCACAGAACTTCCTTATCGACCCTAATGCTACAAATGTTAATGATGCTATGGGTTGTGCTGTAGAAGAGTTTGTATCTGCACACCATGTAGCTAAAAACATGGAAGATGGTGTATATATTAAGGCAGACTTAGGTGGAAGTGCTCCAGATGAAGCAGATTTAGATGAATCTTGGATTGATGAAGACTATGACCAAGATAAAATTAAGATTGTAAGATATTATGGACTTGTTCCAGAGAAATTACTTGATAATCCAGATAATGGAGAGTCATATGAAGGAGTGGGTAATATCTTAGAAGAATATGGCAAACTTGTAGAAGCTATCGTTGTTATTGGTAATGATGATGTTCTTCTTAAAGCAGAAAGAAGTCCATATATGATGAAAGATAGACCTATTGTAGCTTATCAAGATGACACAGTACCTAAGAGATTCTGGGGTAGAGGTGTAGCAGAGAAAGGTTACAATATGCAGAAAGCTATTGATGCACAGCTTCGAGCACATCTAGATTCATTAGCATTAACTACTGCACCTATGATGGGTATGGATGCAACACGCTTACCTAGAGGAGCTAAGTTTGAAGTAAGACCAGGCAAAACAATTCTTACTAATGGTTCTCCACAAGAAGTATTACAGCCATTTAAGTTTGGTGTAACTGAGGAATCTAATTTAGTAACTGCACAAGCATTCCAGAAAATGTTATTGCAGGCTACTAACACACTAGATACACAAAGCGACATGAAACAGCCTACAGGGGGAGAACTCTCTGTTACCCTAGCTACCATACTTAAAAAGAATAAACGTACTCTGGTGAACTTCCAGGATAACTTCTTAGTACCATTTATTACTAAGGTAGCACATAGATTTATGCAGTTTGCTCCAGAAGAGTTCCCAGTAGCTGATTATAAATTTGTAGCTCACTCTTCATTAGGTAATCTAGCTAAAGAAGTAGAGCAGTTACAGTTTATGAACTTACTGAAAACACTAGGACCAAACAGTCCTGTTGTACCGTTATTGTTAGATGGTATTATATCTAACTCTAGTCTTGATAACAAAGAAATAATTAAAGAAGTATTAACACAATCAAGACAGCAACAACAACAACAATCGCAACAGCAACAACAAATGATTATGGCAAATACTCAAGCTGACATCCAACTTAAACAATCTGAAGCACAAGCTAATATGGCTTCTGCTCAAAAAGACCAAGTAGATGCACAGATGATGCCACAAGAAATCCAAGCTAAACTTATGACAGCTCTTGCAACTAACTTACCTAGTGAGTCAGATGAGAAAGAAAAAGAGTTTAAACGAAGAGAAGCTACTGCTAAGTTAATGTTAAAGCAACAAGAAATTAAGATTAAAGAGCAGGATATGAGAGACAATAAAGAAATTGTGAAGTTGCAAATGCAACAGAAACAAAATAAAGCTTGACATTTGATTAATTTTATGGTATAATATACATATATGGATAAAGAATTACAAAAGTATTACGAAGATAGATTTACAATGTTTGCTACTAAAGGATGGAAAGATTTAGTAGAAGATTTACAAAGAATAAAAAAGAGCATAAGAGTAGAAGATATTCCAGATGAACAAACTTTGTTTGTTAGAAAAGGTGAATTAAGATTGATAAACTACTTGCTTTCTTTAAAAGAAGTTTCAGACAAAACATACCAGGATTTACAAAATGAAGATTCTGTATGATTTTGAATGTAAGGATTGTGGTGTATTTGAGAAGATAATTGAATACACTCAAAAGACAGATTGTCCAACTTGTGGTAAAGAGTCAACTAAACTTATTAGTACTCCTACCATTAAGTTAGAAGGCATGTCTGGAGCTTTCCCTGATGCACACGCAAAATGGGCAAAGACTCACAACGCTCTAACAGAGCAATAACTTTAACAGAGGTAATTAGGGGTTAGTCTCCTTAGTTATCTCCCTATAATGCTTTTAAGCACAGGAGAATAATATGGCTGATATAATAGAAGAAGTAGAAGAAGTAGTTGTACCTGATGAACCAAAGGTAGAGAATCAATATGAGGGACAAGCAGTTCTTGATAAGGAACTGACCCCAGTTAAAGATGAGCCTCTAGTTCAGAAGGAAACAGCTTCTGAAGTAGAAGACTTACCTGAGAAGTACAAAGGTAAATCTGCTAAAGAGATTGCAGAAATGCATCAACAAGCTGAAAAGCTTATTGGTAAGCAAGGCTCTGAAGTAGGTGAACTTAGGAAGATAGTCGACGACTTCATTTCTGCCCAATCTTTGAAAGAATCACAGACTGAGGTAGAAGAACTAGACCCAGAGGAGTTTGTAGAAAACCCTGCTAAGCATGTGGGTAAACAAATTGATAATCATCCTGCTATCAAGGAAGCACAGGAAGCAGCTAAACAGATGAAGCGTACTGCTACATTGACTAGACTGAATGCTGAGTATCCCGAGTTGGAAAAGATTGTTCAAGACCCTAACTTTGCTGAATGGATTAATAGTTCTAAAGTTCGCTCCGAGTTATACAACCGAGCTGAAGTACATTATGATTATGATTCTGCAAAAGAGTTATTATCTACTTGGACTGAAAAACAAGAACGAGTAGCTAAGATTGCAGAGACTAGTAAAATAGATAAGGATAATCAATTGAAAGCAGCTAGTGTTGGTAGCAAAGGAAATAACGAACCTGTCTCTAAAAAGAA